ACTTATTCTTAGTAAGATAGGCTTTGTTTACCTTTCTTCCAGCTTTAGTTCTTTCTGCCTCTTCTATTTCAACTCCAAGTTCGTCTCTAAATTGAGAGAATTCGTTATAGTCGAAGCCTTTTAATTCATTTTCTACTTCGTCCTTAGACTTTGTTTTTTTGCCTGGAAATAAAGCATTGGAAACTCTTTCAGGGTTCTGATCGTATAAATCTAAAATAGGTTTGATTGTCATCGAACCCATTTCTAATAGTATGTCTTTTAATTTTATCATAATTTTACCATGCTTTACAAGACCAATAGTTTGCTTTCCATTTTGGTCCAGGGTTACTGCATCCGTGTCTTGCTCTGTAAGATTTTCTATTTTTTGGAATGTGCTTTTTAATTGCGACTCCTTTTTGACCGAAATTTACCTTAACTACGTTTCCTTTTTCGTTCTTAACGTACACTGATCTCTTTTTAGGACCATCAGGTGTTAAGAAAGGCTTGTTAAGAGTAACTGTGCGGCCTTGGTACTTGGCTTCTTCTAATTCTTCTTTCTCTTCTAAAGGCACACAGTTAGGAACCATTCTATCGCCTTTTTTCTTGGTACCTCTAGCAATATAGCCTTTCCAACAAGACTTTTCTTGAAGCACTTCGTTCAATAGTTCTCCTAATTTAATCACTATCTTAAGTTTTGTAATTTGTACTTAGTTGTTTCTAATAAATCTACGATCTCATCGATTTGATTTTGTACGTAAGAGTCTTGAGGTAGTCTTTGTCTTACAGCTTCTACGTATTTAACCAAAGCTTGGAAGTAGATTAACGGCTTATTGTCTTCTCTAACTGCAAATTCTAGATTGTATCCTCTAATAATACCGTTACGACCTTGAATAGACTCAACCAATCCGTCTACTTTCTTAACAATCTTATCGTAGTATTCGTTTAAGGCTTCGTGAACTGCATTAGAGCCTTCTCCAACCGCTTGCCAATGATATACGTGAGCTTGTTGACGGCTATTTAATAGAGTCGATATGAATTTTGCTACTTCTTCCATTATTTTTTATCTTTTTTAGCGTCAATTTCTTTTGCTTTCTTTGATCTTTCAACTTTTTCAAGCTTACTCATCAAATCGTCGATCTTAGTAGCTAGCATAGCAATCTTGTCTTTGTGCTGTGATGCGTTCTTAGGATCGGCTTTAGCCATGTCTACGTGTTCTTTTCTTTTCTTCTCTAAAGCGTCGATAGCAGAAGAGATTTTGCCTGTTACAGCGCCTTTCTTTTCTTCTAAAGCTTCCATCTTAGTGCAATACTCTTCGTAAAGTTTTTCGGCGATTGCCATTGCTTGATCTTGGTCTGGAAATACTCCATGAACTTGATCTGCTTGATCCTGTGCGCCTTGTAATGGGTTTAACGGAGCTACTAAAGAGCTAGCGTTACAGCCATCGAAAGGCTTTTTAACCATATATAGAGTGTCTATTGCTCCGTCTACGTTTTCTTTTTTAACTTTACTAGGAAGTCCTTTGTGTTTTGTGGCTGCGAAGTCAGTTGCTGCTGTTGGTTTCATTTGTTTTGCTACGTTTTGTGCTTTTTTCGATACCTCTGATGGTTTTACCGTTCCTTTTTGCAATCCGTGAACGATTCCCATGAATTTTTGTTGTTTTTTAGATACCGCTGGCATTTATGAAAATTTTATTAATAAATATCGGTGTTTTTCATCTCTTGTAGTCTGATCTTGATCTCTTCGTACATCTTTGTCTTATCTCCTCCTTGCCAGTTCTCTACTTCTCCTGATTCTGATACAAAAGAGTCTTTTTCTTGGTACCACGAGTCTACGGCCTTTTCGAAGTCAACTAGATTTGCCAATGCATTTGATTTAACAATACCTTTTTCATATTGGTCCCATTTACCTTCTAATTTGATCTTGGCCTCCATATTAACTACACAGTGCAAACACATATTGTGAATTGCATACATCTTTTTGTTTGTTTCTGTGATCTTCATGTGTTTACCACAGTTGGGGCAAGCTATTGGCAATACCACCAATCTTTTTATACCGTCTAGCTTGGTAACATTCTGCTTAATTCCACTCTTTATAGTCCAGGTGCGTCCATCTTCTTCCCAAACGTCTCCTTCTGTATGATCTATATGTTTCTTTTCCCAACCTGTAAGAGTCTGCGTAGCAGCTCCTGTTTTACCAGAAATAATGTTCCTCATTCTTTGAACATCTTTCTTGTTAAACTCTTTTTTCAAAACTGATTTTTCCATCTTATTTTCTTTTTATTTCTTTTAGTATGTTTGCCAGCTTAAGGCTTTCTGATTCGAATATCTCTTCTCGCTCTTTTCCGAAGTCTCTCATTAGGATTCCAGCTTTTGCGTTCGCTTCGTTCTCTATATCTGACCCGGCTTTACCACTATCGAGCTTTAATTTTCCAAGTTCATTTTGTTTGTGGTGTACTAGTTCGTGCGCTAAGGTTCTAAGCACATCGGCCATGTTTCTATTTCTCATGTAAACAGTCACGTCTCTTTCTCCATTTCTGTACCTACCAAAGCTGTGCATATTAGTAGCCCACTGTCTATCAAAAACAAATTTTATCTTTGGCAGATTTTTTATGTCTAAGGCGTTTTCGCAGTATTCCACGAAATCTTTTAGTAATGCTATCTTTTCTTTAGGTGTCATATTATTTTCCAAAGGCAGTTTGAAGACCTCTTAATATAAAAGATCCAGTTATTTTATACGGCTTATCGTAAACTGCTTTATCTCTAACCACGATTCCCTCTTGATCTTTAACATCACCTAATGGAGAAGTCAAAGAGTCTAGTATCACGTCGCCTAAGTACATTGTAGCATTATATATTACGAAAGAGTCTATTGCTATTTGTGCATCTTTCATATCTGCAACTAATTGATCAACCGGTTTTCCGTCCATTATCCAGATGAATACCTGCTTGCTTAGTGCATCAACAGTTTTTCCATCTTTTAGCTTTAATTTTAGGCCTTTAGTATTTTTAGCTTTATTCAACCATTCGTTTAAAGATTTGGTTTCTTTCTTTCCTTTTGTTAAAACTACTGTGTAATTTTTGGAAAGAGCTGATGAGAAATTAGGCTTTGTTTTTAATTTGGCAGGAATTTCTCCCATTACTTCGAAATCGTATTTTTTAGCAATTGGATTTATCTTCTTAATAAGTTCTGCCAATGTTTTTCTATCGTAAGAGGTTTCTTTAGTAACTCTTTTAGTAGGACTCACTCTTTCAAGCTCTAATATATTGTGTATGGCCAAGAAATTGCTCTCGTACTCTTGAACATTTGATTTGCCTTCTACGTATTCTATATTAAACATCTTATTGGGATCGTTTAACATTCCTAACTTTTGTAATTCTCCTTTAATAGAAGGCAATGCCTTGTTGAATATCTCTAATACCTTACCACCAATTCTAATCATACCGTGTCCTTCACCGAATCTGTCTGTAAGGTCTTTAGAGGTAACGCCTTTAACGTCTAACGGCTTATTAGAACCTCTGTCCATTACGAATTGAGTCTTTCCGTCTACTTTAGCCAATCTAATAGAAGCGTTTACTCCGTCTATCTTTACTGGAACTGGATTCTTTGTTAAGAAATCTCCAGTTTTTTGGAATACACTTAGCAAATCTTTACCAGTTTTTACAGTTGGAATATCGAAAGGGTGTGCCATGTGTCCAGCAGCTCCGCCTTCGTTTAATAAATTATAAACTAGATATTCTAATATAAGAGATTTCTCAAAGCTAACAGTTTCTTTTAGACTATTAGATTGAGAGAATTTTTTTTTCAACATGTCAGCAATTTTTGGATCGTACCAACCAAAGATATCGGTAAATAATTTTTTGTATTGTTCTGGTGTGGATTTTGAAGATAGAGCTTGTCTAATAGTAGTACCGCTCATCTCACCGAATCCTGTAATTTTAAAAGAAGTGTGAGGAGCAACGATCAAATAGCCATGTTCCATGTAGCCTTGCATCTTCATTCCTGGTTTGTACTCCTGAAAATAAGAATCTCCTCCGTCTTTCTTTTTTCCTATCTTAAAGCGAGGATCTTCCTTCATATCTTTCTCTCCAACCATAAAAACTATCGCTGTAGTCTTCGGGTCGTACTTTTTAGTGATCTCTTCAGCCTTGTATGGATTTTTTACTTGAACTAGGTTGCTACCAAGTCCGTATTTGCTTATAATCTCTTGCTTTTCTTTGAAGTTAAGAGGACTTTTAGGAGGATTCACTACATCTGAGGTAGCTATATAAGATTTGTCTTTGCCGAATTTAGAAGCGAGCCAC